CCCAGAGTTCGTTCAGGGCGTGTCCATGATCCTTGACCCGACACTGGCTCTCCCCGGTATCGGTGAAGTATTCGGCGCAGGCAAACTCGCCACCCGTGCTGTCGGTAAAGGCACTCAGCTCGCAGGACGTGCCGTTGCTGGCGCTGCAAGGCCTCTGGAACGCTTTGCCGGTGCAGCCGAGCGTATGACAGCGGAAGCGCTTGGAATGACGCCAGAAGCGCTCCGTAGCACCGCGGCCACTGCCGGTATCGCCGGCGCTCTCGGTATCGCTCCCGAGGCCGCTGCCTTCGCTGCCATCCCTGCAGGCATCCGTACTGCACGCGAAGCCGGCGAGGCACTGGCCCGTGCTGGCGAGAACCTGATGACCCAGCCATCGCGCATCGGGCCACTGGAAGCCATCGGTGCTGCCCCGGGCGCAAACCTGCGCCAGCGTATGCTCGGCGTGGTCGGGCAGTACGGCGGTGACGCTGCCTTGGATGCCTCACTGAGGAGTATCGCTGGAGGTATTGAAGGCGCAGCCATTGGTACAGGCTTGGGCTATTTGTCCGGTGGTGAAGAAGGGGCTGCTGCAGGCCTAGGTTCTGGCGGTGTTCAGGGTGCAGCCGGTGCTCTCGGTGGCCGGATGTACCAGAAGCTCACCGGCGCTGCCGCCAAGGAAGCCCGTGCTGGCGACTTGGGGCGCTTCATTGATGCCCAGCAGGACCCTACTACCAAGGCGCTGTTTGAGCGTGTCCGAGATGCGCACGGCGTCGATACCGCATCGGCGCTCATGGACGTCGGTGATCTGGTGAAAGGCCAGTTTGGCGACATCGACATCCGGTACCTTTCGGACGCTGACTTTGTTGATCAGTACAAGGGCCGAGCCCGTGGCGTTCAGGTCGAGATTGGCGACCGCCCGACCATCGTCATCAATGCCGACATACTCGGGAAAGGCAAAGGCGACAGCCCGTTGTACACTCTCGGTCACGAGCTGTTCCATGCGCTTGAGAAGAGCCAGCAGCTCTCCGGTGGTGCCACCGAGATCAAGAACGCTCTGGTGGGCCGTTGGATTCAGGAAGGCGACGTCATCCGCAAGCTGGCCGATGGCGTATTCAACGATGCCGAGATTGAGGCACGGTTCAACGAGTACCGAGACAAGCTGGCTGCTGGAAACAAACAGCGAGCCGATGAGCTGGCCCAGTTCGACACCATCAACAAGAAGGCGGACTACATCGCCTCTGAGTTGGCCGCGGAACACTTCGCAGCGTTGATTGCCGGTCAGAAGCCTGACGCAATGCTGAAGGGCTTCACCGGCCTTAGCAGACAGCTTCTGGACGCTGCTCTGACGCAGAATGCCAGCAAGGCTATTGCAAACGCTGCAGCGTCGATTGAGCGCACGTTTGGCGTGAAGCCCACCGACTCGGTGCTGTTCCCTGATTTGAAGCAGGCCTCGCCTCAGGTGAACGCCATGCTGCGCGACCTGTTGCGCGCTCGGAAACGGCTTGATGAGAAGATCATGCTGGAGTCGGAACAGGGCGGACGTGTCCTGAAACCGGAAGACGTTGCCAACCCGCTTGCAGGTCGGGAGCTGGTGGACATGGGTGTGGCCGAGCAGATGCCCGATGGCACCATCAGAAACCTGTCTACTGATGAGATTCGGGCACGCGACGACAAGGACATGAGTTCCTTGCGTTCCATTGCCGAGAACATCCCGGGAGCCCGTGTGGTCGATGGTGCATTCATGGGACGATTCAGTCCCGAGCAGTTGTCTGCCATTGATCAGTCCCAGTCGATCAGCAGCCGGATGAAGGACAAGATCCGGGGAGTCAATGCGGCCATGGATGCCGGCAACAGCATTCACGTGGTCTATAGCGCAGCGCTCAAGCGTGCGTACAACCGGATCACCAAGAAGTACTCTCCGAAGTACGACAGCGGCATCCGTGTCAGCGAGCGCGAGGTGCTCCCGTATGCCTTCTACCTCTCCAAGGCAGACAACCCGCTGGTCAAGGTGATCGACATCACCAAGGTGCGTAATGCTCTCACCAAGGAACTGACCAAGGACGGCAGCATAGGAGGTCTGTGGGCCAACACCGATGGCTTCATGGCCGACTTGGCGAAGTACTTCACCAACCTCGACCAGAAGGAAGGTGCACGCCGGTCTTACGAGATATTCGGTGATGCCAAGGCCCGATTCCTCGGTGACTTCGTAAACGCACAGGAGAAGGGCGGTCGCAAGTTCGTGCGCGACCTCCGCCTAGACCGCATCGGATCCATGTCTCCGATGGACTTCCGAGCCCGTATCTCGGAGGACGCCATCCAGCTCTCAAAGCAACGCTGGATGCCTGCCGAAACCATTGGCGACAAGTCGGTCATCAACTCCGATGAAGGCTACCGCATCATCAGTGGAGCCAAGCACAAGCTCTATGGTCCCGACGGCAAGCTGATCGGGATCTACGACACCCAAACCCAAGCAGAAAGGAAAGCAGATGCCACTCAAGAAAGGCTACAGCCAGAAGTCGGTCAGCAGCAATATCCGGCGCGAGATGCAGTCCGGCAAACCGCAGAAGCAGGCCGTGGCGATAGCGCTGTCGGTCGCACGCAAGGCCGAGAAGAAGGCCGGCAAGAACTCGGGGCGGTTCGACAAGCGGGGGATGTAGTTCGCACTCCAGACGAGACGGTTGAACCGGGCACTCCGGCACCGGACTCGGATGTCGAATCTCTTCCGCTTCAGGGAACACCGATCAAATGGGATGAATCACCTGAACTCAGGTTCATGCCTGAGATCAATCGTGACGCATTCCCAAGCGTTACCGACGCAATCAAAAAGCAGATTGCTGCAGACACCAAAACCATTGCAGCGATCCACATTGATCGGATGCGTGTCGGTAAATACAAGGGCATCGACTTGCAAGGCGGGATGTTCTATCCGGCCATCAAGGAGAACCTCGCAAATGGCGTTGTTTGGGCATTCAACAGCACCGGAACTGCTCGCGGTGTTGCGCGTCGAGCGGCAGCTAACAATGGATACGTCAAGCTGGTCCTGATGCAGGAAGGAAACGTCATCGGAAATAAGACGTTCTCGCACATCTGGTTCAACGACTTGAAAGAGAGCGTTGCCAATGGATCAATGAAGGAGTCCAAGGCTTTGCGTGAATTGAATGCCGTCAGAAAGAAGTACGCAAAGCATCCAGACTCAAAGCTACGCACCGATCACATTGAAACATGGAAGACGCTCGACCAAGCGTTCAATGACATCGTTTCGATGCCGCAGCAGAAGCGTGCTTCAACGTACTTCCAAAAGTCTAAGACAACGACCAAGGCAGGAGAGAAAATCGCCTATCAGTCACTGCTTTCGCAGAAGATGTCCAAGGCTGGTTTTCCTGATGCCATCAAGATTGTTGATTCAATCGAAGAGCCAGCCTTCAAGAATGTACCAACTGGTGCTGCTGTAGGTATCATTCGTATTGATCCAATTTCAGATTCTGACCCGATATTGACGGGGCAGCAGGCAGGTGTTCCGACGCACCTGTCATACGACTACGTGCTCAAAGGAAAACCCGTCACTAAGATGACTCACTACCAAGTGGTGGACGTGGCCTACCCAGAGCTGAAGCATAAGATTCTGAGTCAGCAGATGACTGACTTTCCTGTCGAGAAGTCGATACCCGGCCAACAAGAGTCGATGGGGCAGGTCAGATATATGCCCTCCGACACCGACTACCTCTCCGCGGTGCAGCAGGGCGACACTCAGGCAGCGCAGCGGATGGTCGATGAGGCTGCGAAGGCGAAAGGTTACACGATCACCGGATTTCACGGTGCTGGAAAAGCTCAACCATTCACTGTTTTCAAAGGCTCTAGTGCTGCTGGATGGTTTGGAGCAAAACCGGGAATATCAATCGCTAGGTATGGAGGCCGAGAAAAGCTGATCAAGGCGTTCCTTAAGATTCAGAATCCACTTGATCTCACCAAGATCAAAAACTTCGACATGGATGAGGTCCAAGATGCGCGATACATCTACGAGGATGCGGGACTTCCTGTTCCGCCCAGTGCGAAGTTTAAATACGGAAGGCAAACCTACGAAACGGTTCACTCACGCGAGTTTGTCGATGCAGCAAAAGCTGCTGGGTATGATGGCATAAAGGTTAAGGAAAACCGGGACGTGACGTATGCTGCTTTCGACCCCTCCCAAATCAAATCCGCAGACCCCATCACCAAGGACGACGCCGGCAACGTCATCCCGCTATCGCAGCGCTTCAAGGCTACCTCGGAGGACATCCGGTTTATGCCTGCCGGCGACATGGCCTCGGGCCGTAGCGTCAAGGACCACCGCGAGGCCATGGACCTGTTTGAGAAGGGCTACAAGCTCTACGGTGCGCTGTACGACGGCATGGAGGATCCTGTCCGACTGAAGAAGGCGACTGAGATCGAACGGTTCGACCCTGAGAACCTGTGGGCCGTTCCTCCTAGGCGCGTGGCTGCGGCAATCGCCATCCGCAATATGCCGGCGGACATGATGCCCCAGCCCGACTCAGCCATGCCCGGTGCCTACACCTTCACCGGCGGCTACCGTGCGCTCCCGGGTAAGGCTAAAGGCTCCCTTCGCCTCTACGGCCCCGCAGGAAGCCTCATAGGCATCGCCAGCAGCCTTGACGAGGCTCAACGAATCCTTCGACGTAAAGCCAAATGAGCTACGACAGCCAGACCAGCACATCACTGATCAACAAGCTGCGTAAGGACGTCGACAGCCTCACGCTGAAGATCGCCACTATTCAGGATCAGAAGGCCACCGGGGTCAGCGGTGGTGCGTCCATTGCGATGACTTGGACACCGCGGACGCTGAACACCCTGCGCAGCGATCCGAACGGCCTGATCCTCGACCTGAGCAGCAACACCTTCACGGTGGCCTCTGGTGCCTATCAGGTGAAGGTGATCAGCCCATTCCACAGCACCACGGGCACCCGGCTGCGTCTGTGGGACGTGACCAACAACGTGCTGATCGGATACTCGGTCAGCACCTACGTTTACAATCAGACCAACGTCTACCTGTATCTGGACGCACGCATCCAGCCGCACAAGGACAACGTCTACCGGCTCGACTACTACTGCGACACGGCAAGAGCAGACGGCCTCGGTGTAGCCACAAACACCGGCGACATCGAGATCTACACGGTGCTTGAGGTGACTCGGCTCGACACCGGGATGACCAAGCCTCAGGGCGGTGCCGGCGTGCAGGGTCCACAAGGACCGGCTGGCCCTGCAGGTCCTGCTGGCCCACCGGGACCGGCTGGAAGCGGAACGGTTACAAGCGTATCGGTTGTCACCGCAAACGGCGTGTCGGGCAGCGTAGCCGATCCCACGACAACTCCGGCCATCACGCTGTCTCTCGGTGCCATTACGCCCACCAGCGTGGCAGCATCGGGAGCCATCAGCGCAGGCGCTACGGTCACCGGGTCGAACCTATCAGGCGTCAATACAGGCGATCAGGTGATCATCCTTGGTGGCGACAGGTTGCTGGCTGAGAACGGCGACTTCGTCATCACCGAGTCGAGCGACTACATTCTTGAGACGGGTGATGTCACAGGGCAGGGCGAAGGCCGGATCACCACCACAATCACCCCGCAGGCTGTTACCTACGATAAGATGCAGTACGTCAGCGGAACGAGCAGGCTCCTAGGCCGTCATTCTGCCGATGCTGGTCTGATAGAGGAGATCACTCTTGGTACAGGCATTTCCGTTTCTGGCGGCTCGCTGTCTCTCGGGGCCATCCAACCCACATCGGTGGCTGCGTCAGGCAATGTCACAGGCGCTAACCTGTCGGGCAACAACACCGGCGACCAGACGATCACGCTCACCGGGGATGTGACAGGTTCTGGCACAGGGTCATTCGCTGCTACCATCGGTCCAAATAAGGTCACCTACAGCAAGATTCAGGATGCCTCGGGAAATGCCAAGCTGTTGGGATCCAACTCCTCGGGACCAACCATTCAGGAGATCAGCCTAGGGTCCAACCTTTCGATGACCGGCAACACGCTGTCATCGACCAACCCCGGTGGCACTGTGACCAGCGTCAACGTGTCCGGTGGTGAGACTGGACTGAACACTTCCGGAGGCCCTATTACGGGTTCTGGAACGATTACGCTGGCAGGTACGCTTGAAGTCACTAACGGAGGCACCGGGGCAACCAGTGCTGCCAATGCACTGACTTCGCTCGGGGCGTATCCAGCATCGAATCCTAACGGTTACACCAGCAATGCTGGCACGGTGACCAATGTTTCGGCTTCTGGAAGTGCGAACATCATCGTTGCCACCGGAAGCACAACGCCGGTCATTAGCCAATACGTTGCCACAAGCTCGCAGAACGGCTACATGACCAGCACATACGCCACCAAGCTGGACGGCATCACTGCTGGGGCAAGCGTGTCATCTGTGAGCGTGTCCGGAGGAACCACTGGGCTAACTACGTCCGGAGGTCCGATAACGGGCTCAGGAACGATCACGCTTGCAGGCACGCTCGCCATCGACAATGGCGGAACCGGAGCGACCACTGCTTCCGCGGCCATCACAAATCTTGCAGGGTCGGCCACAAGCGGACAGTTCCTGCGCGGAAATGGCACCGTGGTGGAGATGAGCAGCATCCAAGCGGCTGATGTCCCTGCGATTGCTCTCAATACGGCAGCGGTCTCCGGGATTCTTAAACCGCTCAATGGCGGCACTGGTCAAAGCAACGTCTACACCGACGGCGATCTGCTCATTGGAAAGACGTCAGGAAGCACTCTCGCGCGTGCGAAACTGACCGCTGGCACCGGCATCACGATCACCAACGGCTCCGGCACGATCAGCATTGCAGCAACAGGGACTGGCACCGGAGACGTTGTCGGGCCTTCCTCCGCTACCTCGGGCAATTTCGTATTGTTCGATGGAAGCACCGGCAAGCTGATCAAGGGCGCATCGTGGAATCAGGTCAACGGCGACATCAAAGGCCCCGGTGGTTACTCCTCAATGCCTGATGGGTTCATTTACATCCCGGCATCTACCGCCAATCCTTCCAGCACTCCGACCAACGTGACGGGCAGTAACGTGCCTTTGTATTACAACACCAACAGCAACACGCTGTGGATCCACAACGGAACCTCTTGGAAGTCGGTTGCGTTGACCTAATCTAAACTCGTGAAACACACATTCCCGTGCGTCGAATCAATGCGGCGCGTACCGCTCTCCGGTGGCCGTGTCATCCGTGTCTGGCGTGACCGTACCAAGGAGCTTCTGGCCGCTTCCTACGACGACGCAGACATCGTTGCCACCTGCATCGCTCAAGCAAACAACGACACCCAGTTGCTGTCATCGCTGGCGAAGCTCAAAGGCGTGAATGCTGTGGAGCTTGTGGACGCCAATGGTCAGGGCACGGTGGTATACTCCTCGTGGCCTTGATCCGGTAGTGGCTTGCAATCGGAGCAAATTACCGCTTGCAATCTGGAGTGAACATTGTTCCAGCACGCAAGCGCGTCATGGCTATCGGATGCTCTCACGGCAACCGGGCCAATCGTGATGCGCTTGCTGCTGCCCTGCTATTCCGCGAGCAGTACAAGCCCGATGAGGTTATTCACCTTGGGGACGCCTATGACCTTGCTTCGTTGCGTGCAGGAGCCCTGAACAATGATGGCGATTCCGATGCAGCAGACGACTACCTTGACGATATCGACGAGGGGCGGAGGTTTCTCGGGGCCTTGCGGCCTACCGTTTTTCTCGTGGGGAACCATGATGAACGAGCCCGTCGCCTGCTGACCCACCACAATGCCGTTGTGCGCGGCTTTGCCGAGGCTATCTGGCAGCGGATGCTCGAGCCCATCGAACGGCACGCCCACACAATCATCAAGACCCATGATGTGCTGCCTCGGAGCTGGTACAAGCTGGGCGGTTTCTCTTGGGGCCATGGCCTGCTTTACGGCGAGAACTTCCTGCGCGATACCGCGGAGACTTGGGGCAACACCGTGGTAGCCCATGCGCATCGCGCAGGGATGGCTACAGGACGTCGGATCGACCATCCGGTGTGCTTGTCCCCGGGGACGCTTGCGGACGCGCCTTGCATGGATTACGCGCTGCGGCGGAGGGGTACGCTAGCTTGGTCGCACGGGATCGTGTTTGGCGAGTACACCGAGGACTCGGCGCAGCTCTACGTGCATCAGTGGTCACAAGGAGAAACCAAATGGAATCTGCCGAGCTTCTAAGGCAAATACGCAACGAGCTTCAAAATCGCCCACAAGCTCCCGATTCCGAGTGGAAAACCGCTCGGCAGTGGGGCAGTGTTTGGAACCTGTGCATCAGCCAGACAAACCGAATGCTGATGATCGCAGTCGAAAACGGGATCATGGAGATGCGAAAGTTCCGGATCCCGACACCCACCCGCGGAGCCTATCCAATACCACACTACCGGCAGATCAAATGAGCGACGTCGTCACAGAAACCATCCAGCAGCGCGGCAAGGTCTACGGTGAACCGCACCACAGCCACACCAACATCGGTCTGTCATGGACAGGCCTGATCCAGCAGCACTACGGGATCACCCTGCCGCACGCACTGCCGGCGCATCTAGTCGAGCTGATGATGGTGGCCTTCAAGGTGCATCGGTCGTCCCGAGTGTTCCATGCCGACAACTACGTCGATCTTAGAGCCTACGCAGCGTTCGCTGAACACGCTCAGGAGCACCCCGGGGAGCCCTACGTTCCGCAGAAGTGACAGCTGTTTCGACTCGGTAAACATTGGTGATTCTTCAAAATCTACAGAAATCTGCATTTCTCTGTAGACGTGTTAAGAAGTTCGTGGCAAATTGTTCCTGTCGAAAGGAACTGCACCATGAATAACAACACAATCAAGATCGCCGCTCGCTACTCCAACCTGACCGAAGCTGTTGCGGCTACCGGAATGGATCTCAGCTACAACGAGCGCGATGCTCGCCAAACGATCCGATACATGGAGACTGATCGCAGCCTCAAGTTGGTCTCGATCTTCTCGGATGAGATGAACCAAATCTGGTACATCATCAACTCGGTCAGTGAGAACCTTAACTTGCTCCACAAGTTTGAGCCGTTTTTCTCCTGCATCCACAACGGTCCGTTTAACGTGATGATGCCGATGAAGGGATGCGAAGCTTCCGACATTGAGAACGCTGAGTTTTTCCGGCAATTGGCGACGCTATCAAAAAACAACACCAACCGTCAGCTTATCGCGCACTCCAAGATGATCGCAGCCTGACAATCTCAAGAGGGGCGCGACTCTCCAACGCGCAACTCTAACTCACACCATAAAATACCATGACTTTTCCAAAGCTCATCAAGACCGTTGAGATGACGCATCCAGCACGATTCTTGTCGGGACTGCGAATCTACAAGATCCAATTCATTGACGTTGGGGAGCGCATCGTTGCTGTTGAGTTTTTGCACTTGAACTCGGGACAACTTCACAAAGTAAGGCAACGCGAGCTTCGCGAAGAAGACGACGCACTGCTCGCATCCTAAACACTCTACGGTCGGGTGACCGTTATCACCCCAGTCGGTCGGTACGGAATACACGACACAGGGGCGCGACTGTTCAACGCGCAAGTCCAACTTCACACCATGAGCAATCTTTCCAACCTAATCACCGCCCTGATCGCGGTTGAGTCATCCGGCAACGATATGGCCGTCGGCGACAACGGACGCGCCCTAGGCCCCCTACAGATCCACCGCGGGGTGGTTCTGGACGTGAACAAGTTCACCGGGTCGCACTACCGGCATCAGGACATGACCAACCGAGCGCAAGCCCGTGCAGTGTGTCAGGCCTACCTTGAGCACTACGGTAAGAACTGCACCACCGAGCAGCTCGCCCGTAAGTGGAACGGAGGCGGACCCAGCGGTGACAAGAAAAAGGCCACCGAGGCGTACTGGCTCCGCGTAAAGAAACACCTTCCGAAATGACCAAACCGAAAACCGTAAACGTGAGTACAGAAACCCACAAAGCCCTGCGTAGCTACTGTCTACAGGCAGGCCTCAAACTACAGGCCGTGGCCGACAAGGCTATCGCCTCCTACCTGCGAAAGGCTGCACGATGAGACGCATCCTAGCAATCGACCCCGGCGCAAGCGGTGGCATCGCGCACTTCGCAAACAACCGGGTGGTTGTTGAGCCAATGCCCGACACCGATGGCGACGTGCGTGAGGTGATGATCAACTACCTGTCGCAGAGTGACGTGGTGTACATTGAAAAAGTGGGAGGCTACATCGGCGGCAAGGGAGCACCGGGCAGCGCCATGTTCAACTTTGGGCGCAACGTAGGATTCCTGCA